TTGCCGTGGTTGACGCCCTTCGATGACCCGGTTTCCCTTCCCTACGGCCGCGCCCTGGTGACGCTCGAGGACGCCGCGCGCCTTATCCAAAAGCTGTCCGCCGCCGAGCAAGGTCAGCCGCACTGGCAGACCGCGACCGAGATCCTGATCAAGGCGGCGGAGACCGGCGGCGGCTGGCTGATGTTTGCGAGAATCGCGATGCTCAAGGCCATCAATCACGGCCGGCCGGCGCCGGAACCGGGTCGCCGGAAGCCCGCCAAGGCCTTCCGGATCATCCGCTAAGGTAAACATTCTTTAACGCGTTATGGAACATTCTCGCCCCGCGCGCGGTCCCCTCGTATCTCGTTGCCGCGCCGCCAGGACCCCGATGCCGCCAGTCGCCGCGAAGTCGAAAGCCAAGGCCCCGACCCGCCTCGAGCTCTGCCGCGAGCTGCTCCAGCTACGGATCGACAACGGCCCTGCCCTCAGCCGGATGGACGCGATCAAGACCGAGCTGAAGGCGATCGCCGGCAAAGAAGGCAAGTTCCGCGAAACCTTCGTCGGCATCGGCTACGTGTCGGCCTCTCCGGAGGCACCGCCCAAGTTCAAGGGCGATTTCCCGATCGTCGACGTCGAAGTGTGGAAGGCGCTCAAGCCTGTGCGCCAGGACAAGCTGCTCGAGGACGGCATCGTCAAGATCGAGGCCCAGTATTCCGGCGCCTATTACGGCGCCGTCACCGTCAAGCTGCACAACGAAGGAGCCGAGGCATGATCTCGCCGACACCTGGCCGCATTGTCTGGTTCTTCCCCTCGATCGACGACGGCCGGGATCCAAACGGCCAGCCGCTCGGCGCCATGATCGCGAAGGTGCTCGACGAACGCACCATAAATCTCACCGTCAGCCACGGCGACGGATCGACCTATGCCCGCCAGGGCGTGCAGCTCCTGCAGGATGACGACGCCGCGCCGGACACCGCCTATGCGTGCTGGATGCCCTATCAGAAGGGCCAGGCGGCGAAGCACGACACCCCGGCCCCGGCGCTGCAGTTGGAATCGGTGCACCAGGCGCTCGACACGCTGGCTACCGGTGCGCAAAGTCTCGATGCGAAAGTGCAGCAGATCGGCGAACTGACGCTGGCCAAGCTTACGGAATTCGACGCGCGCTTAACGGCGCACGAGAAGCCCGCCGAAACGCCCCCGCCTCACCAGGAGCCGCCACCCAATGGACAGCCTGCAAGCGTCTGACGCCGCGGCCGCGGCCGTCGCCGTGGCCCCGCGCGTAACCCTCGCCAACATCGAGGGCGCGATCGAGCACACGTTCTACTTCACCGGCCACCAGGCGGCAGTGATGACGCAGCCGGCCGGCCGCGAAGTTCCCCGCGAGCTCGAGGTACTTACCGTCTGCCTGATGGTGTTGAAAAACGGCTTCACCATCGTCGGCAAGAGCGCGCCCGCTTCGCCGGAGAACTTCAACGCGGATCTCGGCCGCAAATTCGCTTATGACGACGGCGTCCGCCAGCTCTGGCCCTTGATGGGTTTTGCGCTGCGCGATCGCCTCGCGAGCGGTGCGCACTGAAATCATCGTCATCCGCGGTGCCCTCCGCGGCCGCGCCGGCTGGATCTCGGGATGCCTCGAGGACCGCGCCAGGCGCGGCATCACTAAGGCGATCGTGCACGCGGGCGTTGACGTCGAGGTGCTCTCGATCGAGAATTTGCGGCGCAACCCGCAGCTGAGGCTCTTTTCGACAGATGACCAGGCTCAATAGCATCGGCCGGCGCACCGCGATCGCGATGCTCATCGTTGCGATCTCTGCGATCGTCTGGGCAATCCTGAAATAAAAAACGCCGCCGGCGATAGCCCGCGGCGCGACCAAAAATCAAAAGACGTGCATTTAGTACCGTGCTACCTTGGAGTGCTTAGCCCTGCAGAGCAGTGACAAGGCGGACAACCGATGACAGATGCACCTCCCAGGAATGACGCAACAAGTCTTCGCGTTCGCCAATTGCCAGCAGTTATCAGGAGCATTTTCGGCGAAGGGAAGTTCGCCGGTTGGGGCTTTCTAGGTGCCGTGGCGCTCGGTTGGGTATTCGAATTCGCGTACGGGATGTCCGCCGAGACAAGCTGGGACGCGAGGCTCCGCACCTTTTGTTTGCTCTGGTTCGCGTCGGGGGCTGCATTCTTCGCTGGTACGATAGGGGGCTTTCTGTTCGGCGTGCCGAAAGTCGTATCGAACCCCGTCAATACAGCAAGCCAGTCCAACCGCTACAAGGTCAACACCAATCTAGAGGAAATCTCGGATTGGCTCACCAAGATCATTCTCGGTCTCGGTCTCGTTCACGTGGAGAAGGTCATCCGTTTTATTGGCTCGCTAGGTGAGCAAGTAGCGACCGCCATTGGGACAGCTCAGGGCGCGAAAGCTATCGCGGTATCAGCTATGGTTTACGGCTTTGTTTGCGGTTTCATTGTCGTTTACATTTGGACTCGTACCTCCCTCACGATAGATTTCGCGAACATCGATAGTGGGGACGATGGCGTACGCTCACGGGCGGCCAATGCCGCACTCGTGCTGCCGGAGACTCAATTGCGCTGACAGTGCATTTGACGTCGCTCGCGAACGGTTCACCGCAGCCGAGTGGTAATCCTCGGCGAGTCCGCGCTTGGCACCTTTGAGACATGCCCGCCTATCCTGAGAATGTCCGTTCACCGGGGTAGACCAGAAGTCGCCGTGGTCTGGTGAAACCGACGCGATTGACCCAAAGCGGACTAAGCGTTTGGCACTGTCCGTATTCCGAGCCCCGTGTCCTAGCTTAAAGTTACCGGTGTCCTAATTCACGATTTCGAGGCGCACCGTGACGCCGCCCGTGCGAGCGGCCTCATACGATTGCCTTCGTTCGACGGCCGCCGAGACCGCCGTGACCAGGTCGAGCACATCCGCCCTAAGATTGCGGGTGTTCACGACCCGGACCACGTAGGGAGGCTCAACTGCATTGATGCCGCCGGTCCCCATCGAATCGACAAATGCATTAACACTAGAGCCGTGCCAATCGGGCGCGCCAATTGCGATTTTTAGCGCGCTGATGAAATCGCCAGACGTTTTCCAATCGCTCGCATCAAGTTCAAAAACTTGCATTTGATCACCTAAGGCTGCCTCAGTTGGCGGCCTCCTTTTTATACACCACTCGAATGTCGCTTGTTGGCACAAAGCAGACGTGCTCAGGGACAGCCCGGATGTCAGCTTCCGAGGGTAATGCGGACATCGCCCTAAAATTCAGTGAGCCAGGTAGCGCCAGGCCATAAACGCCGCGCCGCAGATCGCCGATGGCCCTCCGACCCATGCGACCACTTTCCCGATAAACCAGAGGATCGCCTTGGCGCCGAGCAGCAGCTCGTGGATATCGCCGACCGTTTCTTCGATTTTGACCAGCCGCTTATTGTCCGCCTCGCGCGCCTGCTCGAGCGCGTAGATCCGCGCCGATTGCGTGGTCGGGCGATCGTGCGCCAGCTTCATGTCAATCGCCTCCCTTGCCGGCATAGTCGCCCCTTTGCTTGATCAGGCATTCGCGGCCGAGCTCGATCACGCCGGTGGCGCCGATCGCCACGGCCTCCATGGCCAGGTACGCCGCGATCGCGTCGTCGTCGGGCCCGAACGTCGGCACGTCAATCCTCGTTAAAATTTCTTCGCAGGTAGTCGGCAATTCCACCTTTAGCGGCGCCGGCAGATTTGCCAGGTTTAGGTGGCCGCAGGAGGACAGCAGCATCGCCGAGCTTGCAAGAAGGCACGCTCGCGACAGGCTTGCCCGGTGCGGGCTTGACGGCCACCGGCTTGCGGTCTGCATATTCCTTCACCTTTTCCTGGAGGGATTTGACGAGCGCGCGCTGCGCGTCCAGCGCCGGGCCGTAGCTCTTCTCGAGATCCACGCGCACGCCGGCGTCGCGCTCCACGGCGGCCGCGTCGGCGGCTTTCCGCATTTTCTCGATGCGCGTCGCCTGCCGTTCCTTCTCGACGTGCACGCCGTACAGCGCGCCCGTGAACAGCAGCGCGATCGCCGTGAGCAGCGCTACGCACGGCTTGCACTTGAGGAGGCCGCGGACGCAGGCCTGCAGGACCGGGATAGCGACGCCCGGCACCACGATGACGGCGACAATCACGCCGACCAGGCCAAGCGACGAAACGATGCCGACGATCCAGAGCAGCATCAGACGCCCTCGTGGTGCAGTTTGCGCCAGCGCTCGAAGAGCACGAAGCCGATCGCGGCCGCCGCGGCGATCGCCAGCAGCGCCCAGGGCAGCGACGCGCTCGCCAGCAACGGCTGGGTGACGCTGATCACGGCGCCGGCGTTGTCGGCCGTGTCCTTGGCGGCGCTCGTGACTTCGGACGCGGCCTGGGCGATTTCCTTCGCGGCGATGACGATCGTGGGGATGCCGCCGATCACCGACCCGCGCGCGATGTTGGATTGCGTGATGGACTTAGCCGCGGGCTCGGGCGCGGCGCGCGGCCGCTGCGCCGGCTCCTCGAGGCCCTCGAGCGCCTCTTTCCAGCGGCGCAGCCAAACCGTTCGCTCGTGCAGCCCGTTCTTGCCGCCGTTCACCAGGCGGGAGACTTCGACGACGTCGTCGGCGGCCGCGGGCTTCAAGCAACCGAGCGCAACGAACTCCGCCACCGCACAGCGAAAGCCGATGACGGGATCCGCGAGCTGCTCCGGATTGTTCTCAAGGTCGACGCCGATCAGCTTGCCGATTCGCCGATGGGCGCCGAGGCCCGTCAGCTGCAGCGGACCGTTGCCGCGGCAGCGATAGGCATCGCCCGGCTTCTCGTTGCCGAGCTCCTTCGCCTTCTTCGGGTTGCCCATGCCATAGACGCGCTCGGCGAGCGCCTCCGGATGATGCGCGAGCTGCTCGGCCTCTTCGTCGGTCACGCGCGCCGAATGTTCCCAGCGCTTCTTTTCCTTGTTGTAGCCGAACACTTCGATGATCCGCTCGGCGCGGTAGTTCATGTTCTCGCGCACGATGGTGCCGGCGCCGCATTCGTGGCTGATCTGCGCCATGACATGCGCGATCTCGAGGGTCGTCTCGACGCCGTAGCGGTTGAAGATTCTCTCGGCATTTTCTGTGATTGCCGCGATGGTGGCGTGCGGCGCGCGCGGCCACAGGCGCGACAATGCCGCGCCGAAAGATGCATCGGTCATGGAATTCTCCGGTGGTTGGGCGCGCTACTTGATCGCTCTAAGGTTGTGATGCTAAAGCGGTGCCATGGGGTCGCTTATATTTGTGCCGCTGGGCATCATATTGCTTGCTGCTATCTGGGCGCGGGCTGTCAATCGACGGATGAAGTTCGATGCCGCGGCCGACGAATGGTCGAAAGCCATCAAACCGCGACTGCAGCACCTGAAAGGAGAAATAGCCTTCTCCCTTTTGGTCCTGGCCGCAATATTGGCGATGATCCTCTGGATGCCGCGGCGCCCCGCGATCGTCTGCAGCGGGCCAGTGGAGCGCTTATTCTGGAATTGCGCGGGCTAGGCGCCGGCGAACAGCGCGCAGTTGACGATGATGGTCGGCTGCACGTTGTTGTGGGCGCTGCCGCTGCCCGCCGATGCATTCGTGATCGTGACGCCCGTGGTGTTCGAAACGATATTTCCCCCGGCGCCACCGCTGGCATTGACGGCTGTGCCGGTGCCCGATCCGCCAGTCGAACCGCCTAGGACAAAGTTCGTGAGGTGAGAATGTCCTGGATCGTTCAGCGTATTGGCGTGGGTATGGGAAGCGAGCTGCGCCGTTGTCAGGGCGTGGCTTTCGCTGCCGCCGACCCCGCCCAACACAAGTCCCGTCGCTCCGCTTGTTGCGCCGAAATAGCTCGCCGTCAGACGGCTCGCCTGCGTGCCGCCCATGTTGTCCTTGGTCGCGCGCACCCTTCCCCGCATATCAGGGATGCCGAACGTCGTCGTTCCGTTGCCGCTGTTATAGAGCGTATTGCCGGCGGCGATTTCAACCTGGGCGAATGCCCAAAGATCCGGGGAGGCAGCGCGGTTCAACGTTTGCCCGAAAGGCAGAACGCACAGCGGCGGCGCATTCGATCCGGTCCAATCGAAGATCTCGCCGACGTAGCGCGAACCTTTGATGATGCCGCCGGCGCCGACCTCAACCACCTCGGCGCCTCCGATCGAAACGCCGATGTTGCCGCCCGGTGTTTTGTAAAAGCCGGTGCTCTGGGCCGCGTTGAAACAAAAAGCAGGCTGCGCGGCCGAGCCGTCGGCGGCCCTGAGCGGTCCCGTCATCGGGTTGGCGCCGCTCGCCAAAAGGCGCGCCGTCAGCGCCGCGGCGATGTCTTCGAGCGGTACGTTATGCTGTACCGCCTGGATCGTTTCGCCTGTCTTGGCGAGATAGGCCGGCGGCAGCGAATATACGCCGTTTGCGTCTGATGGCATGCGGAGGCATCCCCTGAAAAGGAACGGAGGCCGAACAAAAGGCTTTGAGAATTTCCCGGAATCGGACTAGGAGCGACGGATGGTCCGGATCCTGGTTTGCACCGCGCTACTGATCGGCTTCATCGCCGCGCTGAGATACGGCCTCAGCCAGGCGCTCGAGGCGTGGGGTTTCTGGACCTATATGGCGATTTGCGGCTTCGGGACGGCCCTGATCATTGCCGCGGCCTTCGCATACGATCATTTATCAGCGCGTTCGCAGCGATCGACGCCGCGAGAGCTGAACGATCGCCCGCCGTCGATGCGATAGCACTGTTCTGGTTGCGGCGGCCCAAGGCATCGACAATCGCCTGATAAAACACGTCGCGCTGCTGTCCCTGCGCGGTCAGAACGCGGGCCACCTCTCCGTAGGACCTGGTCGGATCAGTGCGCAGCATTGCGTTGGCGATCGCCGCCACCGCTTTCTTGGCCCCGGTGGCAATCAGGCCTGTCCCCGTCGCGCCGGAATGGATCAACGGCCCGTCGCCAGGGTTGGTCGGCTTCATCGCCTCGCGCGCCGATCTCCGGATCTCGGTCTGCGAGTTCTCAACCACCTTGGTGTGGGTGTCACGGAACTTGAGGTTACGCTCGACGGTATCCATCAGCTGGCGCGCGGCGGCGTCGCCATGCACGGTCGCGATCTTTTCGGTATTCCACCCGCCCTCGCCCTGCAGCTCCGACCGCAGCGCCTGCAGGTCGTTGGCCTTGGTGCCGAGCTTGCGATCGATCTCGCCGCGGCTGCCTTTGGAAAAGGCGATGCGCGTGCCGACGTCGCGCTGCTCGTGCTCGTCGCGAAAGCGCGCCGGTGACGGCGTCGTCTTTCCCTCGCCGAGATAACCGGTTCCTTCCTTCACGGCCTCGGCGCGCTGCGCGAGCCGCTCCGAAACCCGGTTGGCGCGTGCGTAGCCGTTGACCTGGTCCTCGAGCGCCTGGTTAAGATCGTGCCGGAAGCGCTTCAGCTGGAACTGCTGGTTGCGCAAGGCGCCGGCCTGGACGCCGAGACCGGGCAGATCGTGCTCGATGACGTTGTCGAGCTCGCCCTTGACCTTGTGCAGCACTTCGGCCCGGTCTTGGTTGACGCGGATCCTGTCGAAGGCCGGATGACCATTGGCGTCGAACGCCTGGCGGCCGGTCAGCGGATCGATGCGCGGCTGCGTGCGCTCGCGCAACAGCATGTCCTGTAGATTTTCCAGCGCGCGCCGCTCGGTGCTGCGCGCCGGCGCACTAATGATCGCGTCCTCGAGCTCGACCATCAGCGGCGCGGTCCGGACCGGCGGCGCGGCCCGCAGCACCCGCGGATAGTTCTGGGAATCGACGTGAGAGCGATACTCGATGATGTTGCGTGTTGCCGTCGCCGGATCTTCCGCAGGCCCGAGCGCGCGTTCGACGTCGCCCATAATTCGGGAATTTGTGCCCTGGTCCCGCCCCTTGAGCGCGTTGGTCGCGACCGTCCGGCCCTCGTCGGAGAGCAGCGCCGCGCCCTGCGTCTTGCCCAGCATTGCCGGCCCGGAATCGGCAAGCATCGCGTCGGGCCCGAGCCGCTCGAGCTCGGCCTTCACCGCCGCCGGCGTGTCAGCTTCCATGGCGCTGACCAGGTGCTTGCTAGCGCCGCGCGACATGCCGTCGGCGCGGCCGCGGATCGCGTTCGCGATCAGGTTGTAGCCGGAGCCGATGACTTTGGCGGCGCCGGGGATTGCGCCGCCGATAATCGCGCCGGTCCCGCCGCCGATCGCGGTGTCCTTGGCGGTCTGCGGAACATTGGTCCAGTCCTTCGAGCTGAAGCCGCCCTGCAGGGCGCCGATGCCGCCGCCGGTGAGCGCGGCATACAGCGTTTTTGCGCCGAGTGAGACGCCATTTCCGGCCGCTGCGATCGCGCCCACCGGCGCCATCGAGCCGCCGACGATGCCGACGGCGGGCGCCGCGATCGGGTGCTCCTTCTCGTAGCGCTCAGTCTCTGCCTGCTCCCTCTTCAGCAAGCCGCCGTAGCCGCTCTCCTCGCCGGTCACAAGCCCGCCGACCGTTGGCCGGCCTTCTCCGATCAGATACCCCATGCCGGCGCGCGCGCGATCGCCGAGGCCGAGCAGGATGCCGTTCTCGAGGATCCGGGTCGGCGCATGGATCGCCTTGCGAATGGACGTCAGCGTGTCAGTGATACCGCCGCCGTCGACGGTCTCCGCTGGCGCCGTCACGGCAGGTGGCGACGCCGCAGCCGCCTGCGCGATCAGCGGCGGCTGCGCAGGTGCCGCCGGCGTAGCCCCTAGCGATTTTGCGATTTCTTCGACGGTCGCATTCTGCTCGTCCGGCGACAGCTTCAGAAAGCCGTCGTCGACGGTGACCTTGCGCCCTTCGATGTTGAGGGTCGCCACTATTCAACGCTCCACTTGACGCCGGTTTTGGTCGCGCCGGCGGGCGGCGGCGGCGCCGCAAGGTCCGGCACCTTGACGCCGAACAGCGCGCGCTCGCGCTTGTGCTTCTCGGGATCCGGATAAACGGCGTCGAGTTGCTCCTGATGCTCCTGCAGCCGCGCGACCGCGGCGCGCTCCATGATGTTGAGCAGCCGCTTGATCGAGCCCGCCTCGAGCGTGATCGAGCCACCGGCGGCCTTCTCCGCGAACTCGCGATCGCTGTTCGAAATGTTGGTAGTGCCGACCGTGCTCTTGAGCATGGCGGCGACCTGCGGCGCGATCGCGGCGCGGAACGTCTCGGTATTCTCCGCGGCCTTCGGATCGGTGATGCCGAATGCGGCTCCGGCTTTCGACAGCAACAGCTTGGTGTCGGCGCCGGCGCCGGTGATCGCGCCGCCGGCGGCGTCGAGCGCCGCGCGGGCATCGCGCAGCGCTACCAGGCCGGTGGCGGACGACCTCGCCAATTTGGCGCGCTCGTCGAAAGCGTCGAAGATCTGCTTATCGCTTCCGCCGCCGCCGACGTTGACGGTCGTGCCGCCGGCGCCGATCGCCTTGGGCCCCTTGCTGGTCATCGCGGCGGGGACGCCGTCCGGGATACCGTAGGCCTTGCGCTCGTCGGCCGTCATCGGCCGCGCCGGCTCCTCTTCCTTGTCGCGCTTGAGCGCCACCGTCCGCTCGCCGGTGAGGCCGTTGACGTTCCAGACGTTGCCGGCCGCGTCGGTTTCCTGGGTGAACTTCTCCTTCGGCTTCATCGCCGCCGCCAGCATGGTCATGCCGAGGCTGCGCGCGCGATCGGAGACATAGGGCGAGGACACGGCCTGGACGATCGCCGGGTTCATGGCGCTGGCCACGGTCGCAACCGCCGGGCTCGGCGATGCGGCAGCGGGCGCCGGCGTAGGCTTGGCAGGCGCCGCTGGCTTCTCATAGATCCCGGCGTCCTCGGCCTCCTTGTCGCCCCACACCCTGGCGCTCGGAAGCACGACAGGACGGCTTGCGGCGGCCACCGGTGCGTCGGGCCCGACGGGCACAGAAGCTGCGGCCGGCGCCGGGGACGCAACGGACGGCGCGGCGGCCGAGGCCGGCGCGACTCCCGAAGGCACTCCGGCTAACAGGGCGGCCATGATCTGGCGCTCGGCTGCGGCGTTGGCAGCCTCTGCCCGGTCGGCCTCGCGACCTTCCAGCCCACCCATGACGCCCTGCGCTACCCGCGCGGCGCCCTGCCAGGCCGACTTGATCGGCGAATAGTCGCCCGCTTGCGCCAGCATAGCCTGGGCGACCTGGCGGCGCGCGGCGATCTGGCCGGGCGTGAGCTGCTCGCCGCCGGCGCCCCACACAAAGGGTGCTGAAGGATCGAGTGCCATCAGAGCGCCTCCAGCATGGCATAGTTCACCATCTTGTAGCCGGACGGATGCAGCGCCACGGCTTCAGGCATCACGGCTTCGACCTCGTCAGCCATGACGCCCCGCTCTCGCCGGCCGAAGATCTCGTACTCGTAGAGCGGCAGGCCGAAGCGGGTGGTGCCGGTCCGCACGATGTTCGATTTCAGACGGCGGTCCGACCAGGCCATGGGGTTAAGCCCGTACTTCATGGCGCCGCCGGCGAGCGCACCGCCGAGCCCGAACATCCCGCCCATGGCCGCATTCTGCTGGGAGAGGTTAGCGTTGTACTGCGACGTGGCCGCATTGTAGTTGTTGTTCACGAGCCCCGTGTAGTCCACGCCGGCGACGTTGGTTTGTGGCGTCGACGCGAAGGTCGGATTGGAGACCTGCGATCCGCTCATCAGCGCGGTGATCTCGTTGATCGGCTGGTTGCGCTCGGCGAGCGCCTCCGACACGCCTTGGGCGCGGCCGGTCAGCGCTAGCTGGTCATAGGCATCGTTGCGGCCCTGCTGGAATTGCGTCATTTCCGCATTCCAGGCCTGCGAGCCCGGCTGAATGCCCTGGTTCGAGAGACGGGTACGAAGTGCGTCCTCGTCCCGCGCAAAGCGCGGATCGAGCCGCTTCGACGCCAGCGCGTTGATCTTGTCCTCGGCCGCCGTGTCAAGGTTCACGTTGGTGCCGAGCAGCGAGCCGATCTTCGCCGACTGGTCGACGCCGATCTGGCCGAGGTTGGTTTTCGTCTTGTTGGCGAGATCGAACAGCGCCTGTTCGCTCGGTGACAGCGTCTGCGTCGCCTGAAACTTCGGCACCGTATACGTCTTGCCGTCGGCGCCCGTAAACGTCGAAGAGCCGGTCTGATCGTATTTGAGGGTGCCGTAGGGCGTGATCTGGTCGGTCTGGTTCAACAGCTGCGAAGTGATCGCCGTGTTGGCGTTCATATCGCCCTGGGCTTTGGCTGTTGCGACCGGATCCGGGGCCGGCGGCGGCGAGGGAGTGTCCATCAGATCTTCCAGTCCTCTTTCAGGATCCCGAGCACGATGCCGTGCCGGCCCTTGCCGAAGTGGTTACGTTTTCGGCCTTCGGTTTGAGCGCCAAGCCGCTTTGCAAAATCGACGACGATGTCCTGCTCGGTCGTGACCGACATCCGCAGGCATCCGAGCTGATCAAAAACATAGTTGCCGACGGCGCGGACGAAGCCGCGGGTGAAGCATCGCCCTGCCACCGTCACGGCAATGTCGTAGCGCGTGAAGCAATTGAACACGCAGCCGGCGATAATCTCGCCGTCGCGCTCGATGCCCATCGCCGTGAACGGCGGATAGATGATCGTGTTGCACTGTTGGCCCACAAATCGCGCGACGCGATCGTCCGTCACGATCATGAGCCGATGGCACCCAGATCATAGGTTACATCGATGCGGACGAGTTCGATGTCAGGCCCGATCAGGCTGCCGGAGGTTATCTGCAGACCTGGCGCTATTGCATAGCCAGCGCCGCCCACAGATTGCCATTGCTGATATACCTGCTTGGTTGCCGTGGTGCCCCAAAGGCTTTCACCCCAGATCGCGGCCCCCCATACCGCCGCGCCGGTGACCTTGACCGCGTCGGGAACGGTTGGAAGGCTGACAGCATAGTCGGCCTGCAGCGAGAGCTGCGGTGTCACCTCTGACGGCGCGCGGATCACCGCGCGCATCAACTGACTAATCTTCAATGTGAGGGGTGTCTTCAAGGGATCGAACAGCCACACGCACGAGGCCGTGTAAGGCAGGCCCTGGTCGGCACCGCCGACCTCGGCCTCAATGATCTTGCCCTGCGATGAACCGAAGAACAGACGATCGCCAAAAAGCTGCAGGCAATTGACGTCCCAGCCAGTGTAGAGGCCCCAGGCGCCGGTGCGCGCGTTGGCGACAAAAAGCACTGGCGAATTGCCATCATTTGCCGGCGGCGCAACCAGCACCATTTGCTTCGTTGGCCAGACCTCACATGGCCAGCCGGCAAAGGCGCGGCCCGCGACGGCTTCATTCCACGCGGTTTCGATTGGATAGGAAACTGCCGACGGCGACAGGGCCGAAAAATCGCGCTGCACCGCCTGCGACAGCGGCACAAAGCCGATATCAGTGGCGATGACGAGATCGCCGCCGGCGCGAATATGCGATTTGGCCCCCAGCGGCTTGCCGATGCGATAGACGCCGACTTTCGACCAGGTCGATGCCGACCCGGGATCCGTTCCCTGGAAAACAGCGACCTCGCCCTCGGTCGTTACAAAGACGCACTGCTCGGACAGACCGTTACCGGTCTCAAGTGACCAGGAGGATCCGAACAGCAGCGAGCCACCGCGAGAAAATACCCCGCCGAGCGGGATCTCGGTGGCAGCTCCGCCGATAGCATCAGCCGCGAGGTAATAGGCGGAGAGCGAATCCCTTTTGACAAAGAATATCCGGCGCTGATGCACCCAAACATAGGACAGCAAGGACGGTGTTACGCCGGTGATTGCTGGTGAGGTTGAAAAATTCGTACCGTCGTAGACCTGCGGCGCGTCGGCACCGTTCACGCAGCGCAGGAATACTCCTCCAGGCGTCGCGAATTGCACCACCGACCAGTCGCCAGAGGTGAAGCCAGACACCGCGGCCGTGGCCGTACCGTTCGTTGCGTCGACCAGGAAGTTTCCGATCTCGTCGACCAGCGAGTTGCCGAGCTCGTCGACCAGGAAAACTAAGGGCGCCGACGTCTGGGCAGTTGTGACGTCAGAGATGCCGTTGACCGTCGCTGCGAAGAGCTTCTTGTTGTTGCCGTTGACGTAGGCAAACATCGAAATCACGTCGAGCTTGGAATCGCCGATCTGCGCGTACAGCGCCGAGCCGCCGCGCATTCGTGCGCCGGTCGCGGTCGGGAAAATGTTCTCAAGCACAAAGGCGCCGTTGACCCGCGAGCCATCGGGCATCCGGGCGCCTGGTTTCGACAGATCCTGATTCTTGATCCAGCCGCCGACCGGCGCCGAGAAGCTGGTTGTCTTGGCCGTCTGCGGCGTCGGCAAGTCGAAGGCTGCAGGCCTGCGGAGCTGCGCGGGACGACGCATCACGGGATAATCGAACCTGGAAACGCCATGACCGTTTCGGATGGTACGCGCTGCCGGCCGACAACGAGCGGCTTGCGCCCTGGGTCTGACGCGACTTCTTCGGCCAACGCGATCTCGTAATTGGCCAGGTCCTCCGAATAATCGAACCCCTTGCGCGATCGCCAGCGCCACATCAGGGACAGCGTCAGGAGCCGCTCGGGCAGGACAAAGACGTCGCTATCGAGCGTAAACCTGCTCTTGCTGCCGGCGACCCCTTCCGATACCGCCACGACGTTCTTGCTGATGTAGTAGTGCCGCGGCGTCTCGCTGACCGGGGGCGGCGGGAAGAACTGGATCTTGCCCCCGAGCATGATCCAGGCGCCCGGAGTGCCGGAAATATTGGTGTCCTGCAGGTACAGCCACTCGTCTTCGTCCCGCGCCGGTCGGTAATTAGCGTTCTTCCACGTCGACGAGTGAACCGCGCCTTTCTTGAGCATCCGGTCAAAGTCCGTGGGAAGATCGAACGCGATCGTCGCCCCGTTGCCGGCGTAGGATTTGAGGATCCGCAGCTTCTGCCATTCGTGATATTTGACGAGCGTCGTCGCCGCCTCGGTCGCAAGCGTGCCGAGCTCGAGACCGACCTTGTCGGTCGAGAACAGGCTGGCGGGCTTGTAACCCACCAGCAAGATCGCGGCGTCCTGGGCTGCGGTAAGGACCGTCATGCCGCGACCAGGTTGGCTAGCTCGGTCGCGCGCGCGAGCAGCGCGGCCCGCCCGGCATTATGCGGCGGCGCCCTGCCCGACTTCGCCTTGATGTGCTCGCGCAGCTCGTCGTCACCAAGCTCGTCGAGCGGGCGATCGAGGCCGGCGGCCTTGGCCGCCAGCGCCGCGTTGACCTGGTCGGCGAGCTTGACCAGCGCTGCATGGTTGAGGCCCTCCGCCGGGGTCTTGCCTGTCGCAGACTGAAGCCAGTTGACAATGTCGTCCGGCTCCATGATGAAAAACGGCGACTGGTCGATCGCGAGCGTCGTTGGCTTGCCGTCTTCCGCCGCGAGTGCCGCGGCCGGCGCCGGCGCACCGGAGATCTTCGCCTCGAGCGCGGACAGGCGCGCCTTCAGCTCGGCATTTTCGGCCGCGATCGCGGTGATGTCGGCGCTGCCGGCCGCGGCGTCCAGATAGGCCTGAGCCTGCTCTTTCAGCGCGCGGCCGCCCTGGCCGAGCATCTTCAGCGCGTTGCCGTCGATCGCGGCCAGCGCCTCGGCGGTGTGGATGTTGATCGCCTTGAGCTCGAGGCGCTTGCCCTGGCCGATGAACGGCAGTTCGGAGAGCGGCGTGCCGCTGGCGAATTGCGCCTCGCCGTTCATGAACGCGCGGTACTGGTCCGGGAACGCCAGCGCGTAGGTCAGCGGCGTGCGCTCGCCGGTTTCGGGATCATCATGCCAGCGGAAAATCTCGTGCGCGGGAAAGACGCCGACGGTCTGCTTGTTGGCCGAAAACTTCAGCTTGCAGACCGGGATATCGTTGTAGATCGGCCGGCCGGCCTTTTTGCTCGCGGCCTCGTCCTTGACCGACAAATTCTCGAAGGTGGCAACCGTGAGGTTATCGGTCGCGAGCTTTTCAATCTTGGGCATGGTGGATCTCTCCGTCTGAGGGAATGCAAATTCGAAAGGGGAATGGGTGGCCGCCGCGGCCGGGGCCAGCCGCGGCGGCCTGGCCCGATTAACCGTTGCCGTTGAGCGCGGGCCGATCGAGCATCGCGTAGGCAAAGCCGGCGCCGGGCGTGCCGTCGGCAGTCTTGAAGCGCGCGCCGTCGACCTTGTCGGTCGCGACCACCGCGTCGTCGACGGCGCCAGGCGTGGCCGTCAGATAGACCGCGCCGCCAGCTGCGACGGTGCCGGACTTGATCTTGGTCAGGCCCGCGATCTGGTACCAGCCGAACTGGTTGGCCACGTTCGCGGACATCGCCACGGCGCAAGGGCCGCGATCACCGGCGACGGCGCGCTTGGTGGTGCCGGCATTGTGGTCGTAGATCACGAGCTCACTGAGCGCGGTCGCGGCCAGGCCCTGCAGGTAGATGAACTCGCCGACGCCGAGGACGGGATCGACCGCCTTGATGATGTCGCCGATCTTCCAAGGGGTAGAGCGGCCGGCGCCGGTGAACGCAGCAAGCGTCTGGTCGATCGGCGGGATGCCGATCGCATTGGACATGGGAACAAAGGCCATGAGGCCCTCCTTCGTTGGATTGATGGCAGCCGTGAGCGATCGCGCGTACGCGATCGCGTGGGGCTGTCGGGTTAAGGCTGGCTGAAAAGACCGCCTAGGCGGCCGGGTTGCTGTCGAAGAGCTTCCAGTTGAACAGCGGGTTCTCCATGGTCAGTTCGCCCATGAGCCCGATGTACTGAACCACCGCGTCCTGGTTGATCGGCATCATGCTGGAGCCGATCTTCGAGAAGTTGCGCTCGGGGTGGTAGCGCATGCGGAGCGAATCGGTGTCGAGACCGTAGGTCGTGTTCGCCGGCATGTTGGAGCCGATGCCGCCGTCCTGGACGATCTCGGCCGAGCGGCCGGCGCCGAAATACTTCAGCGACTGAAAGCCGAGCTTGCCGAGCTGGGTCTCGTCGTTGATGCGCTGGATCGCCACCGTGGCCGCGTCATACGCCGCATAGTGCTCGCCCGAGCACAACAGCAGATCGGCGCCGCGCTTGTTGCGGGACCGCTGCGTCATGATGCGGTTGAGCATCGGGCGGACCGTGGTCGCGGTGACCTGGGTGCCGATGTCGGCCGCAAACGTCTGGGCGTCGAACGACGAAGTCCGCCAGATGGCGTTCGCCCCGCGATCGATACCGCCATAGGTGCCGGTATTGGTGATCGTCGGGATCGCCAGCTGGAAACCGCCGAGCTCCTTGCCGCCGAAGCCGCTGCCGTTGGAGTGGATCGAGGCGTCGGTGACGTCCTCGAGCTCCATTTCGGCCGCCTTGATATGCGACTTCATGACGTTCTTGAGCTGCGCCGTGCCCTGGTTGTTGAGGATTTCCTCGTTCGACATGACGACGGCCACCGCGAGCATCTTCGGGGTGAACTCGGCGTCGTTGAACAGCTCGGCCGGGCGCGGGTTGAGGAAGTCGAACCCGTTGTACCAGACTGCCGAACCGGTCTTGTTGTAGAGCAGCGTCTGACGGATGCGGGGACCGGAATAGGTCTCCCACAGGCCTTTGCGCTTGAGCACCGCTAGCGCGGCGTTGGAGTTGCTCACCAGGTCCTGGTAGCCCGCGGAACGATCCTCGAGCGCGAGAGACAGGATCTCCTGGTTCTTCTCGACTGCAGTAAGGGGCATCATGCCCTCCTAAAAAATGGACTAGCCGGCCGCGGCGAATGCGGCGTCGATGGCTTCGTCGATGGATTTGGAGCGCTTCCGGGCGGCAGGGTTTGAGCCTGGACTTGGAGCACCTGTGATGGACTTCTTGCCCTTGAGGGTCTGAGCCTCGAGGTCGGGATCCGGGGCGGATGAAGCCTTCGGATCGGGAACAGCTTCGGGCGCGGGTTTCGCGTCCTGTTTCGCGAGCGCCGCGAGCGCCGGGTATTTCTGAAATACCCGCGCCTCGGCGTCGTCGAGATCGGTCGCCCCGTCGCGCATCTCGGCGGCGATATGCGGGGCGCAAATTTCGAAATGCGGGCGGTCCATCGCCCAGCTTGCGATGTGATCGTGCAGCTGGGTCTCGCTCTGCTGCTGGAAGTGCTGCGTGACGCCGCCGACCTTCTCCTCGAGCTGGGCGAGTTTGCCCTTGAGCTCGCGGATCGTCGCGTCGGCCTGCGACTGCGCCTGGTCGGCCGGCTGCCCGAGCACGATGCGCGCGACGTCCTTGAGCGACACGCCGATATTCTCGCAGACCGCCTCGAGGCCCTTCAGCGGGTTTTGCCGCAGCAGGTTTTCCATGCCGACGTAAGCGCCGAGCACGTTCTTGAGCTCTTTGCCGCTCTTGGCCGCCATATCGTCGAATTCGCGGATCGTCTCGAACTTGGCGGCGCTGGCCTTGTGCTTCTCGAGGCCGGCGGTGAGCTCTCGCTCCATGCGCGTCACCTCGGCCTTGACTGGATCGGGCGCGGTTTCCCAGACTGCCTTGGCGTCTTCGGAGAAGCGCGCCGGCGCGGCGTGTCTGGGTGCGTTTGGATCGACCGCCGCGGGCTTCTCCACGGCCGCGGGCTTCGCCGCTGCAGGCGCTTCTACCTTCGCCGGATCGGCGCCAGGCTTTGCCGCCGGCGCGTCCTTGGCCGCAGGCGCATCCTTGGCGGCCGGCTCCTTCGGGGCGAACTTGCCCGTCTTGTCGTCCCGGACCAGGTCCGCGCCCTTCTTCGGATCCTTGGCATCCTTGTCCGCCGGCGCGGCCGTGCCCTTGTCCTTGGCGTCGACCGTGGCGGTCGCGCGATCGATCGCGTCGTCGATCGAGACGCCCTTCGCTGCCGGCTGCGGGGCAGGATCGACATTGGCGGGCCCGCCGTCATTGGTGATCGGATTCGGCGCCGAGACGGCGTCATTGCCAACCGGGAGGGCGTCAGAAACGGGCGCAGCCGCGGGCACGGCGCCAAGAGCGTCGGACATGGGATTTTCCTGTCTGAGAGGGTGCTAGCGAGTGCCCAGGATCGAGCCCATCACGGGCTGTGCATTCTCGTCGTAGAGAATGCGGCCGCTGGGCGCGGCCAATTGGCTTTCATTGATCCAGCTCGGGGCGCCGGGCCCGGCGAACTGGCTTTCGTCCGAAAACGACTGATGCGAGGGGTTCTTCCAATAGTCCGGATAGTGCATCAGGCCATCGTTCGGATTGATCGCGCTGCGCGCCAGCGGGTTGCCCTGCTGCAGGGCCTGGTAAAAGCCGCGCATGTCGTAATCGGATGCCGGCGCGTCAGGCTGAAACGGCACGCCATTGTCGGCGACCCACTTCCGGAACATCGCCTCGGTCAGGAGATCCAGGCCGGTGTTGGTGCTGCCGAGTGCGAACGGCGGCCGCGGCGCCACGGGTTATTTGCCAGGGAACAGATTGCGCTCGCCGCGCTCGACGCGCGCGGCCGCCTTCTCGACCGCGTCCGCGATCGGCTTGTCGGCAACCTGCTTGCGCTTGAATGGCCGCAGCCGCGCCGGATCGTTGCCCACCTCCGTCACGCCGGCGTCGCGATACGTCGCCCGCAGAGCCGACTTTGAATCGTACATCCGGCCGTCGAGCTGCGACTGCACCGGCTCCGTTATGTCCGAGGCCAGCCGCGGGCACGGCAGATCCGAGCGCTTCGGCGCATGCCGCACCTTCACCGGCGCCGGCAGCTCCTTGGAGAAGTCGATTAGCTTGAAGTTTTCGCGATAGCTCATCGGACCGCTCTACGCTGCTTGCAAGATAGTGTGCAGGCCCTCGGCGATGATTAGCCCGATCATGTCGTGCGCGATCTGCGAGGGATGAATGTGGTCGTTGATCACGAGCACATCGGAATTGCCGTCGCCGGTTGTGGCGCCGACACGGCCCGTTCCAGACCAGGGGCAGTCGCCGACCTGCGTCATGACCGTTGCTGACGTTTGTGCCGTCTGCAGGCCGCCGGCTTCGATTGTGACCGTGAACGGCGCCGCAGTGCCGGTAACGGTCCTGACCAGGCAGCGGGTGCCGTCAGGAAAAGCATAGGTTGCCCCGACTGCCGGGGGCGTCGGGCTCGATGTCGTGAACAACGATACGCCGATGCCTGGTGACGATTGGAGCGCGTGCGCTAGGGGCGTGTAGCCCGGCGGCAGCGGCCGCTCGAGAAGGTCAATCCAATACGCGCCGGCGGCTAACGCCGCGGCCTTCACCGCGGCCCTTTGCGTCCAGGTGATGTTGGTCATGCCGGTTGGGCCGTTGACGGCGGTCTGCGACACAAACACGACCAGCACCGAGGGCAGCGCAGCTTTCAGGGCCTGGACGATCGCCGTGGCCTCCGTGCCCATCTGAGTTGGCGTGAAGCCACCGGCCGAGTCATTTGTTGAACCCTGGATGATGACGATGTCCGGGTTGTACGGGATAACGTCAGTGGAGAACCGGTCGCGGAATTTTACCGAGGACCCCGACGTTTGCAGCAAGCCGGTGCCGCCGACGCCAGAAGAGAGATAGTTGTTCCAGCCGAGGCTTTCGAAGGCGCGCTGGCAGAGCGATGACCCGGCCGTATTGTTGGCGCCGAATCCCTCGGTCTGGCTGTCGCCGACCATGATCGTAAGCGGGCCGCGCACGGCTACCGGCATGATGGTGTCGGTGAGGCCGGTCCACACGCCGTTGAAAATGAAGTTCTGATTGACCTGGAATTCGATCCGGTGCCAGCCAGGCGACGCAAGCGTCACATTATAGAAGAAGAAGTTCGCGGCCAAAGGCACGTTCACGGGTGCCAGCGTATTGTACTGATCGTCGACCTTGAGGGTGAACGTCGCCTGGACGCCATTGCCCACCAGCGCCAGGTTGAACTGAGTGCCATAGAACCAGAACGCGATATTGGCGTGATTGAATTTCCTGCCGTTCGCGCCGCCGCCGTAGTTGGTCACGCCGCCATAGCTGACGCTCGTGAACATGACCGCCGTGGCGTAGGTCGTATGCTGCACGACGTTGGCAGCACCGGTATAGGTGAAAGGGCCGTAGACCGCGGTCGCGGCGCCCACACCGTTCTGCGCGGTGATCGCGGGCCAGAAGCGGCCCGCGGCGAGCGAGTTGGTATTTGCGGCGCTCATCGAGCCCGTTGGCGCCACGGTCATCAGCCCCTGCGGGATGAAGCGCGGCGGCAGCGCCAGCTTCGATTTGCGCAGCACGTTGACGTAAACAGCTCGATTGGTCATGTCGTCTCCACTTGCAGATTCGAGCCGTCGGGCAGCGCCATCTACAAACCAGAATGATCTTTGAGCAGCTTCGCGATCGACGGATTCCAACCCGAACGCGTCAGCTTGTGGCTGTCGAACGCCGCCGCGTTGATCTGGCTTGCGAGCTCAACTGCCTGCATCGGCACGACGCCGAGCGTCATCAGCCTCGCGGCGTTGCCATTGCTGACGCCGGCGGTCATCTGGCGCGCGATCTCGATCGCCACGGGATACGGGATACCCGATTGCGTTAGCGTGTCGGCGTTGGCTACGGGCATTATGGCGGCTCCTTCGGTTCGGCCTTTTCGGCACGGGCGGCCGCGGCGTCCGCGGTCCGGATTGAATTGTCGGTCGAGACGACGGACTGCTCGATCTTCTTGTCGAGCAGCTGCAGCTCGAGCGTGCCCTTGCGCAGCGTCTGGTCGTCGAGCTGCGCCTTGCGGGCGCCCTCGGCATCCATCAGCTCAAGCTGCTTGTTCGTGACCGAGATCTTGCCCTCGCGCTCGACGCGCCTGGCCTCGGCCGCGTCGATCTCCTGCTGCTCGGCGATCTTGCGCGCGCTCTCGGCGTCAGCGGCCTTGGTCTGCGCCTCGAGGTTCTTCGCGTTAGCCTCGGCCAGCGTCTTCTGGGCGCTGGCCTGGCGCTCGGCGTTGTCGGCCGCGGCTGTCTCTGCGTCGCTCTTCGCCTTCAGCTGCTTGGCCTCGGCCTCGGCGGCCTGCTTGGCCTGCTCCGGATCCGGCGGCTTCGGCTGGCTGGCCAACTGGGCCATCTGGTCGGCGAACTCGTCGATTACGCCCTCGAGCTCGCGCCCGGCGCGGAAGCGGCTCGCGATATATTTGAGGAACTGCGCGGCGAGCGGCGCCGCCTGCGGCATGGTCTGCACCAACGGCAGGGTTTCCTTCAAGTAGCCGCCGACCGCGGTGGTGAACTCGGTCGCGCGCTGCTTCTCGGCGTCCTCGTCCGGCTGGATCGTGGAATCGGTCTCGATGTCGAGTGCGAACGGGCGCATCCGCTGGTCGCGCAGCAGCGCCATGATCTTCTCGATCGTCGGCGTCTGCTTCAGCTTGTCGAGCTGGCCCTTGAGGCCGTCGACCTGCTGCTTGGCCTGGCCGACCATCTGCTGCGCAGCCTGCGGATTTTGCTGGGCGGCCACCTGGGCCTGCGGATCCTTCTTGGCCTGCTCCACCTTGGCCAGGATCTGCAGGATCTGCGCCTCGATCGGCTTGGCCTTCTCGACAAGGGACGCCTCGGTCTCGACGTCCATCTGCGCCATGTCGAGCAGCGACTTGGCCGAGAAGTTCTCCGCCATGATCTCGCCGGCAATCCGGGTGATGTCCCGCGCGATCCGGATCATTTCGCCCTGGCGATCGCGGATCCGGACCGAGCCGTACTGGCTCTTGAGCTTTTGCGCGCCGAGCGTCTCGGAGGCCTCGGTCTGGCCACGCATGATGTCGGACAAGCCGGTGATCTGATAGACGTCGTCCATCAGCTCCTTGCGCAGCGCCACAAGCTCCTTGATCGCGTTGACGATCTGGTCGATCGGCAGCCAGACGATCATGTCCTTGACGCCGGCGTTGCCGACCAGGGCCCAGTTCGCGATCGGAATCAGCAGCTGATTGTCGGTCGTGGCCTTTACGGCCGCCTCGATCGCGTCGCCGATATCGCCGGCGCCGGCGGGATAGAAACCGCGGACCTTGACCGCTTCCGCCAGGGCAGAGATCCGCGCGGTGAGCTCGTTGATCTCCTCGAGCTGGTCCTTGTAGAAAACGAAGTCCGGTACCGGGATCAGCGATCGCCGCTGCAGCGTGCCGTAGGCCGGTTTCGGGCACGGGAAGAAGCCCTCGAGATCGAGGTGCGGCTTGTCCTCGTCGAGCACGACGTCGACGCCTTCGGTGACCCAGACAACCTTGTTGAGGGACTTCGACCAGAGCTCCCAGACGCGGGCCTTCTTCTTGCCGTCGTCGGTCTCATCATCCTTGCGGACCTCGTAGGCGGCTTCCTTGTAGGCATCGCCGGAAGTCTTCTTGAAGCGCTTGCGCATCTTCGAGCGCGGCAGATGCGAGGCCTTCGCGACCCAGTCGACCTCTTTCCAGCTCCGGGCCGGATCATGCAGGAAGTCGCGGCGATCGACGCTATCGACGCAGACCTTCTGGCAGAGATAGCCGTTCTTCTTCTCCGCCTCGTAGCGAAGCCAGACGGCACCGCGGGCCTGGATCACCAGGTCATCGCGGACGGCCATCAGCACGTCATGAATGCTCTCGGTCCGATAGGTGACGATCGAGGACCGCTCGAGCAGCTCGGCGGCCATCCTGGGCACCGGCTTGCGGTCCTTGAACTGCGGCACCACCACCGGCACCGGCGGCCGCGAATAGACCGACGGCTTGAGGACCTCGATGTTGGCCCAGAAAAGCTGGAATTCGCGATCGCGATTGTCCTTCGACAGCCGCTCGAGGCTCGCATAGAGCTTGTCGATCGAGTCGGCCTTGTCCTGGTAGTTCCTGAAGATCCGGTCGGCATCGCCGATCAGATCCAGCCAGACCTTGGACGACTTCGGCTCCCTGGCGAGCGCCAGCTCCGCGGCGTCGTCCCGGTCCTCGATCAGCTGGTCGACGGTGTCGGTCATAAGCGGATCTTGCTCCCCGTCGATGGCATCGGCGGACCAGGCAGCGGGACCTGGCCGGGCTTGGGAAATGGCTTCTTTTCTTCCGGCGGCTTCCTGATCCAGGGCCGCGACATGCAGGCGTAGCGGGTCTCGTCGGCCGCATGATCTTCCTGCGTCGTGTCGAGATCTTCGGGCTTCGCCTCGTCGTGCTGCAGCGCCGGGATCGTTCGGATCGAATGAATGCAGGTATCGAAGAACACGAGCATCGGCCGCTCGTCTTCGTCGCCCTGCAGGCGGCCGCGCACCTGGCTCCAGCCGCCGATCGCGCCGCGGGCTGCGACGCGCGCATTGTCGGCCGGCCGGAAGGTGGCGCCCTTCCCTTCGGCCTTCATGTCCTCGGCGATCGAGGGCCCGCCGTTCTGCGAGAAGGCCGCGGGATCCAGCACGCCGTAGGAGATCTCGTCGGCGTAGTCCCTGAGGCGGACACCGCTGCCGACGGCCGCGGAGCTCATCCGCAAGCCGACGTCAGGCCTGTATTTGCCCTGCTTGTCCTTGGCGACGCCGTACCATTCGCGATATTTGACCAGGCAGCCACGGGGCAGCAGGCGGCCGTCAGGCGTCAGGAAGTCATCGCCGACCACCGCGTACCAGCCGAACGCGAACGGCTTGGCATAGCCCCAATCGCCGGCGCGGAACTTGGTCCAACCTTTCGGGATCGTGAACGGCTTGCAGACGTGCCGGGCGCGGCTGAAGCAGTCGAAGAACGCGCCCTCGATGATGTCCCAATCGCCGTCGCGCATCGCGCGGACCAGAGCGTCAGATCCGAGGCCGGACAGCCGCGCCTCGTAGCCCGGATCCTGCTCCATCATCGACGGGTTGTCGTCGAGCTTGGCAGGAATGTACTGGCGGAGCATGCCGCCTTCGTCGTTGGCGGCGCGGTAGACCTTCAGCGGCGTCGCGCCGTCGATGAAGGTGGCCTTGACGAACTGGTGACCGATGCCGCCGGGGTTGGCGCCGCAGACGATCCGCGGGAACTTGCCCTCGTATTCCTTAGGCAGTGTGATGCCGACCATGCGCACGCGATTGCGCAGGAAGCGGTAGATCTTCTCGGTAAAGTGCGTCAGTTCGTCGATCAGCAGGACATGGATCTCGGCGCCCTGGTATTTGAACCGGTGCGCCTCGTCCTTGCAGTGGCAGAGATAGATCTTCGAGCCGTTCCAGAACCTAATCTGGTCCTCGATGATGACGCAGAAGCCGCACTCCACCCAGCCGGCCAGCATCGCCCGAAAGCCGTTCGGGCCTTCCATGTGGTTCTTGATCAGATCGTCGCGAAGCCGGCGGAACAGGTAGACCTGCAGGCCCGGGATCATCGAGCACCACAGGATCGCCGCCACGCGCATCAGGTGCGATTTGCCGCCGCCGGCGGCGCCGCCGTACAGGATCTCCGTCGCTAGAGAGTTGAGCGCGAATTCCTGTTTTGGATGGAGCTCGACGTCGAGCTCGGCGCTCTCGGGCTTAAGCGCCGCTGCGCTTTTTGCCATTGATGTTGATGACCGGCCGCAGCGACGGCAGCTGCTTGCCATCCTTGCCGGTGTGCTCGTGCAGCTGCTTGAACATGCCGAGGTGGTTGCCGATGTCGACCAGCGCCGCGCGCTTGTCGTACAGCTTGAACGTCACCTTGCGGACGTCGCGCGCGTCCTCGCCGCGGCCATCCTTGAAGTCTTCGACCGTGAACTGCTGCACCGCCGCGGCCTGGTCGCGCGTCATATCCGACAGATTGATATACGGCTCGCCGGCGTCGGTGATCGACGCGTAATCCATCATGTTCGCGAAGCCGATTTTGGCGAGCTCCTTGAGGACATCGGCGACCTCGATCTCTGCCTTTTTGGCTCCCACGGCCACCAGCTCAGAAACCCTTGCCGCGACCTTACCAGTTCGGGCCAAACGAGAGGCGTGCGAGGCGTTCGGCTTGTAACCAGCCGCAGCGTAAGCCGCGTCCTGATTTTTCAACTTAGCCAATTCCTGTGCGAATTTTTCGTGTTTCGGGTTTTTTAAAATAGGCATTTGGTCCCGCGTGGTCTGAGCACGCGCTCCCTAGTCCTGGCACCCTGCAAAAAATGCAAAAAGTGGGTCGTCCGCGGCGACAATTCAGCCGGAAATGGTAGCCCGCAGCGTGTCCAGCGCGAGTTGCTGCTCGGCCGGCAGCGGGGTGTCGTCGATCACGCGATAATCGGCGATGATGATCTTGTCGGGCCCGCGTTCCGCGACCGGCCCCTTATCCGGAATGCGTACAATCAGCGCGGCGACCAGTTCGTGAACCACCGGCGCGGGAATGCCTGGCTCGCCCATCATGTGCGCTTCGACCCCGGCGCGGTGGGCCTCGAGCATGGACGCGAAGCGCGCGGCCGAGCCGGCGATCGCCATGACGGCGCTGAGCGGAATATCCATCATGCCAGCCTCGGATCGTCTAACAACTGGTCGACCAGGCCTGCGCGGATCACGCGGTCAACGATTGCGGCCGTCAAAGCATCGGGATGCTGCCGCCGGCGGATGGCTTCGCTGGTGAGCTCGAGAAACACCGGGCTGCGAAGCCAGGCGTGGACGACGTGGGACGCCCGCGGCGTCGGTTTGACTTCAGCTAGTGGTTCGTTTGAGGCCTTGGCCATCGGCACCCCTCATAAATGAGGCCGCCAGAACGCGGCGGCCCCCTTTTCGTGTTCCCCGGCGCTGCCGCGCGGCTTTCAAACCCGGAGCACCGGCACTCCCCGATAGATCAGGACTTCAAATGCGCAAGAATGGCTGCTCTGTCTGCATCGATGGTCGCCTGTGCGCCCGGGCTTTGCCACTGGCACAATCGAAGCCATGCAAGCGCTTTGTCATCCTGACCGGCTCTAGCCGCATTGCGGGCCTCGGCGTAGAGAACCGCAGCGGATCGAGTTCCACGTTCCTTTCCGTTCGGATCCTTCGCCAACATGGCTTTGGCCTGCTTGGGAGCGCCAGTATCGCCCAAGCACCACAGTGCGTTATTCAGCCCCTCGCCCGCCGAAGCAGCCTGACTCATCGCGATCAAACCAACCAAAACTAGAAATGCTTTCATCCCGTTCCTCCAAAAAAATATCCAGGTTCGCTGGACGAGCTCATTGCAACCACTGGGCGCGCCAGAGTCAATGGCTTGATTGGGACGGATGAGTGCGCTTCTGTCTGGCGTCCGTTAAGGGCTGTTATCGGACACTAAAACGGAACGCTGGACGTTCCCAACTGAGCGATCGGATCGCGTCCTGCTTGAGGAACGAGAAAACGGCGGTTGATCTGTCAAACACCAATAGTCCGCGTTCACCCATCCTGATAATTGTAGCTTTCCGGGTTTGCCCATCCATTAGTACGATATCAGTTTGGACCTCTCGACTTAGCAACGCCCGGGTATTGTCGAAGCCCAAGCCCATGGCGAACAACAATCCGAATGAGCCCGCGAGTACCATGGAAGTTGGCGTGAGGATTGCGGCCAACGAGAATGACGCCACTAAGGTAAAGCCAAACACAGCGGTCGAACATATCAGAAAGGCAGCCAGCCTTCCCACGATCCCTGCCACAAAAAAAAGGCCGGCCAAAACAAAAAAAGAAATTAGAACTGTACGAATAAGGCGCCGCCTGTGACGCGCCAGACGAGGTCCACGGACCGTCCAAAACCATTTGATCCGACGCGAGAGAAACGCCTTGGCGGTCATCCAGTAAATGCCGAGGAGGCCTGCTCCCGTCACCGCTAATGGTAGCGCCTGGAGAGCGAACAAGAGATGCTCCGAGAGCGAAAACATCGAGAAAGCACCCTTGCCTATCGGCAGGAAGGAGCCCACCTCCCACGATACGGCGAGGGCTGATCCAAAAAATGGCAGGACAACCAAGATGTCCTTGGGATTCAGGCTTGGTTGCTCTTTTGAAAAATCGGCCATGCTTTTCGCATAATGCAGAATCAAGGCGTTTTACAACTGGGCGTTGGTGGCTATAGAAATTGTCCACCGGCGTGATCGTCGAAATCGTTTTCCCGCCGGTCGTAGATCTTCAGCGTGTCGACCCTCACGTGACGCGTGATAGGTGCGGACCGAGGCCATCGGGTCGACGAGCGCGGTGGACATCGGGGGAAAATCTCCGCGCTCGGAGGTAGTCCCGGACGCTACAGGGCGGCGAATCTGCCAGTCTCCAAGGTCAACCGGAGGTCAGCAATGCGCCAAGCTCGGCGAGCTAAGCGGCGAGGCCCGTCGAGCTCAAAGGCAGGACGCGGAGCACTTCTGACCAACAAACGAGGAGGATCACTTGCCCAGCTCAAAATTCGATCCAGAGAATGACTTCCAGCCATTGCCAAGCAATAAGTTCGACCAGCTTCCTCCTGCAGATGAGCGTGTTGCTAGTGCAGCCGAGTACGCTGCTTACCAGTTGGGGCAGATAAAGGTTCAACTGCGTCGAATAGCTGACGCTCTTGAACGTCGGGATGGCAATTAGCCACCCAAATCCCTAGGGCCCGCCGCGTTGCGCTCGCAAGAATTGCTATGCTCAAGCGGCGGCTAATCTTGCTCCGCCTTGCGACGGGTGAACTGCTCCCATCGCGCGATCGCTAGCGCGCAATATTCCGGACTGAGCTCGATCGCATAGCAGCGGCGGCCGGTCATCTCGGCTGCGATGATCGTAGTCCCACTCCCGACGAAGGGGTCATAGACAGCGTCGCCCTGCAGCGTGTGGTGCAGGATCGGACGCCGCATGCATTCGACCGGCTTCTCGGTGCCGTGGCCCGTCGTCGATCGACGGTGCGGGATCTGCCACACCGTGGTCTGTTTGCGATCTCCCTGCCAGTTTGCGGTCTTCAGCTTGCGCACGGCGTACCAGCAGACCTCATGCCGCCAGTGATAATGCCCGCGCGATATGATCAGCCGGCCCTTGTCCCAGATGATCTGGGACCTGACGCGGAAATCCGCCGCGGCGAGGCTAAGTTCAACACTGCTGGCGTGCAGGCCGGCATGCCAGACATAGGCGATATCGCCCGGAAAGAACTTCCAAGCTTCGCGCCAGTCGACTCTGTCGTCGTTGAGAACCTTGCCGGTGGCTCCGACGCAAGAAGCCCCACCGTGAAGGGTTCGCCGCCATTCCGGCTCATAGCCTACGCCATAAGGCGGATCGGTCGCCATCAGCCGCGGCTTCTCGCGGCCGAGCAGCTTCCGGACAATGGCGGGATCTGTGGCGTCGCCGCAGGCCAGCCGGTGTTTCCCGAGCTGCCATATATCGCCGTTAACGACGCGAACGAATTTAGCCGGCCGAACGAACGCCGGGGACTCCAGTGATTGCATGATCTGAGACACACATTGTCCCGCCGCGTGCGCGGTGGCGGGATGGCCGGACTGCGGCCGGGTCAGGTCATGCGAGTGCGAGCTCGCGGCTCGAGGTGTTGAAGCACCTCAGGCCCCCGTCTCTTCGACGATGGGCGTCACATAATCGATCTCCACGCTTCGCGCAGAGCAAACCTCTATGCAAGGTCGCTCGCTGTGGCAGCGGTTTGAGCGCCGCGCCGGCGCACGTCCCTTTTGATCGGTCGATGCGCCAGCCCGCGGCTGCTGAGACGGCCGCGTTCACGTGTGCAGATGATGATGGCGCAGGTCGAAACTGATGTGCATCACAGCACTACCCGCGCGACCTGCTTCGGCTCGACCGGCCACGATTTGCGGCCGAACAATTCCATCTCGAGCAGCACATTGATCCGGCCGCGGTCGTCGAGGTCCTCGATGACGGCCAGCATTTTGTTGTAGGGCGCCGGCAGCAGATCGACCCAGACCTGATCGCCCTTGCGCCACTCGCTTTTGCCCTCGAGCGCCAGGCGCTGCTGGCGCTTGTTGTCCATCTGCCGCTCCTTGAAGCGGATGGCCTCGATCGCGGCTTCCGACAGCGTTGCCGGCTTCAGGCCGTCAACGGTGAGGAAATCGTGCACGCCGCGCGTCGTCTTGACGTAGTGCCAGGCGTCACCATCTGACGGCATCGGCAGCAGGATGTAACAGGGAAACATCGAGAGCGAGACCTCGCGCCGGCGACCGCGGCCGCTGCAGATCGTCTTGTAGACCAGCGGCACGTAGGGTTTGAGCTCGAGATCCTCGAGGCGCTTCGCCACCGTCCTGTCGCTGCCGAGCTCGGCGACCACGATATGCCAAATAGTGCGCGCGCCGGCGGGCGCTTTCCAGCGCGTTCGCCGGCCGGAATAATCGAGGATGTCACCGATTTTGAGATCGAGCAGGCGCACGCGTGGCCTTCCCCTTGTCTGGAACGGCCTCAAGGCCCCATTCGACGAGCTGGCGGATTTTTTCCGAGAAGGCCACGCGCTCCGCCGCCGCGAGCGCGCGCACCTGGTCAATAGTGTCGTCGTCGAATCCGATGGTGAACCGGCGTCCAGCCGGCGCGGATCCGCGGCCAGGTGAACGCCATTGCCTCATGCTGTCAGGCTCGGCTTCGCCGATGCCGAGGCCGCTCGCGGAAAATGCGGATCGAGCGACGTCGGCGAAAACGCGACGTCGGCGCCGACAATGATCGACCAGGAATCGCTGCCTGAAACGGGTGGCGGACTGACCAGCGTGGCCGCGATCGAGATGGGCCACGCCGGGCGTTCCACGGACTGCAAAAGATAGGTGGCGAGGCCGAATACTGCTTCGCGGGAAGGGCCGCAGATCTTCACCAGCGGGTGGGTGATCCGCAATGTGCAGGCTGACGCTGCAAAACCGTCGCCGATGCAGGGCCGCGCAGCGACCCCCTTCGGCAGCAAAAACGACAGATGATATGATCCGGGGACTGAACGCATGCACATAACCCCTTGGCCGGACAGGGTTACGGGGAACGTGTTGCGAGCCGGTTAACGATCGATATACCCGCGCCGGCGGCGGATCGGCCTCAGCGCGCCGATATCCTCGTGCTTGGCACATTCCCGCGCCGGCACCATGGTGGTGATGGCGATGGCGGTGCCGTCATCGATCAGTACCTGGAAAAAGTCCGCCGCGGCCAAGAGGACCGTTGCCCGAATGAACACGGTATCGCCAGCCTGACAGCTCCGAGACGGCAATTGCCATTCCTCCTGCCCGGAGGAAACATAGTGCCCGACACAAATAAAGCAATTGCAATAGGTTAAGGACCGTAGTTTCACGCGAAAGGTTAAAGCGTGTCGAGGGCCGCGCGCAGCGCCCGGGCGGTCACCGGGTGCATAATCAGGGTTCGGCCGCCATCGATCGATACGGCCTCCTTCTTTGGGACTGCGATGGTGCGGATGTTTTGTCGGTACTTGTGTCGACGGCGTCGAGCTCGGCCCGGCGATCGCACCTTCGACCAGTCCTCAACGTAGTCGACCATCGCCAGGCTCTCGATGATGCGGACGTCGCTCAGCATCATCAGAGCATCCCGAGCGCCTGCAGATAGGTCTCCAGGATCGTCTCCCGCTCGGCCCGCTCGTTGGCGTCCAGCTTTCGCATGCGGATGATCTCCCGCAGCGCCTTGACGTCAAAGCCGTTGCCCTTGGCCTCGGCGTAGACGTCGCGGATGTCGTCGGCGATCGCCTTCTTCTCCTCCTCGAGACACTCGATGCGCGCGACGATCGCCTTCAGCTGGTCCTTGGCGAAGCGCGTCGCCGGCTCTTCCGGTGCTAGCTTGTCGGCGACTGCTTGCGTGAGCCGGGCATGCTCGGCCGCGCTCCCCGGGCTGATCAGGCCCGCGGCCGCGAGATCCTGCGCCTGCTCGGCGCTGTCAGCCATGCTTTCGCGCAGGCGCTTACGATCACGCTCGGCGCGTTCTTCGGCGCGGCCCAGCATCAGAACAGCTTCTCGAGATAGGTGATGCTTTTCTCGAACTCCTCAGCAACCTTGTCGTTGTCGTCGGCCAGCATGCGGAGCGCGTCAAAGAATGACTTCGCCGGCGATGGCTTAGCTGCCGGCTGCTCGTTGCTCCGCGGTCTGCCGCCTGGCGCGATCGTGGTGCAGACAACTTCAAGCCGCTCGCGCAGGGCGTTGTAGCGATTGCACTGCGCCAGCATCCGATCAAGCAGCGCCTGGCCTTCGGACTTCGTTGCTTGGGCGTCGACGTCGCTCATGACGCGCTCCTTTTCAGGCCAACCGGCGCCAGCGGCAGCGGCGTCTGATCGGCATGCAGCAGGGCCTTGGTGCGCTGCTTCACCACGTTCGCAAACTGCTGCTCGTCGAGATCGAGCTTCGCGGCCTGTTCGATGATCCGGCGCAGGCCGGCGACGTCGCGGCCGCACCGGTGCAGCCATGCGCGGATCGCCTTGTCGGCGTTGTCGCGCGTCGCATGCAGCCGATCGGCGACGAGATCGATCCCGATATCGACCAGCCAACCCGCGTCGGGGTTTTCGGCCTTGCGGCTGGAGATCGGCGTCACGGTGGTTTCGACAACGGTCACCCGCAGCCGATCGATCCCGCCACGCTCGAGCCGCCAGCATTCGAGGATCACGGGCTCGAACCGGTTCTTGAGCTGCTCGGCCACGAAGCGCGTCGGCGCCGAGAGCGTCAGCTCGCCGTCGTCGATCGCGACGAAGCCGACCTTGCCAAGCCAGCTCCGGAAAACCTCGTCGCCGAGCCGCTGGCGGAGCAGCACCCCGGGAACGCCGAGGTCGAATTCCGGGCCGGCGGCGCCGTCAGGCGCTGCGCCGCCGGCCATTGCCGCCGCGCGCGCAGAGATCCCTAAAGAGATCTCTAAAGAGATAGGGGGGCCTTTTTGTCCCCTATTCTCAGGCGTTTTTGTCCCCTGTTCCGGACGATTTTGTCCCCCTTCGGCGTCGGATGGGTGACAAATTGTCCCCTGTTGGGTTTCGGATAGGGGACAATTTGTCCCCTTTTCCAGGGCGGCGAAGTCAGGCCGGTACCGGTTACTGCGCCCCACCCGCTCGACGCTGATCCAGCCGGCCGCCTTCAGCGCCACGACCGCGCGCTTGATGGTGCGGTCGGTCACGGCGAGCTTTTCGGCGAGGTACTTCTCCGGCGCCCAGGCGTAGCCGGTCCGGAAATTCGCCAGCGAGCAGATCTCGGCGCCGATCAGCCGGATCGACGACGACAGCCGCCCGTCGTGACGTATCCGGTCTGCCAGCGCCAGCTTGGCCGCGCGGAACGCTTTCTCGTCGCCCGCCGGCGGCGCTGTCATGCTGGCACCGCCAGCCAGGCCGCCAGGATGACGCTGAGCGACACGGCCGCGGCGCTGGCTGCAATCGCCAGCGCCGCGGAGTACAGGACCTGCAATTGCTCGGTCATCGTGACACCGCCGCGAAGGACATTTCTAACGGCGGGGCTGTGACCGACGGCCCCAGGCTGGCGGGTGGGGTGCGCCAGCGAAGAAGAGCGCTGCCGCCGAAGCCGCAGGCAAGTGCAAGTCCGAGTGCGACCCAGATCATCGCGCGATCGCCGCGTGAAAGTGAAAAATAGAAATCGCGCAGGAATCGCATCGCGTCCTCAGGGACTTGGAGGGATAGGGAGGCGCACGCAACAAAACGCTCGAAAACGCAAAACGAGATATCCACAGGGCTGAACGAACCCTTCGCAGTTTTCCACAGGCCCCAAAAGATGCTCGACGGCGATTCGACTCTGTGGCAGCCGCCCGCCAGCCTCGCGCGCAATTGTCCCGCGTTGAGTACATCGCAAGTTCATGCTGCCGCCTTTTCCATTTCCGCCGTCGTTACCTGCCGCCAGAGGGACGGCGGCGCCGAGAAGCCCTTCCTCTTCAAGGCCCAGGTCATCACCGCGAACACGTACGCAGGAAACGTCGCGGCTCGCTTCCAGTTTTCGACGACGCCATACCGGCGTCCGGTCAGGTCGGAAACGGCCTTCACGCCACCAAGCGCATCCATCACCTGGATGGTCGTCGTCAGGATCCGCGACTCGGAGGGGCGTTTGGCCATCGAATCGAAATATACCAATAATTTTGGTGCAGCAACGGGCCAAGCATGTTTGTTAGCGTCGAATCTGCGAGCCGGGCACCATCGCCCGCGATGGCGAAGAAAACTGCCAAATCGTCGAAGTCGAAGGCGGCGCCTGATATCGCTCAGGCAGAACGCCTGGTGCGCCTGCGCAAGGCGCTCGGCTACCCGACCGCGAGCGCGTTCGCCAAATTCCTCGATGTCGGCCAGCAGCGATGGGCCAATTTTGAAAACGGCTTCCCGTTGAGCAGGGAAATCATCTTCCTGCTCGTCCGCAGCGTTCCCGGCCTGACCAGCGACTGGCTTTATTTCGGGAAATCTGATGGCATGCCGGTCGATCTAGCGCGCCGCCTGGGCGAGTTGGGCCCACCCGGAAACCGCAGGACGGCCTGATCGTCAGGCGCCGGATCTGGGTCTGGCGGGCGTTCGAAAAAGAACGTCACAAGCTGCTCCACGATTTCCAGCACCGCCCACGCATCCTCTGGGTCCTCCGGCAACTGCGATGCTATCTGCAGCGCTTGTCGCCGGTGCCAGCCGCTCGGATCGTCGGCCATCAGCATTCCCCACGCATTCCCAGACATTCCCAGACATTCCGCTTAACGGTTCCATCATCTACCTTCGGTTGCTAACCGCAATTTAAACATTCCAAGGGCGTCAGACGTGGTAAATGATGCCACCAAATAACTTGGTATTGCCATCTTGAGATACCAAATATCTTGGTATAACGTTTGAGTCGCGCGGGTCGCCCCGCGCGCCGGCGTCAACCGGCAATGCCCAGACTGCGCGGGCCGGGACATCCCCGGCCAGCCCCGGACAACCGGCCCGCGTCTTTTCATCAACGCTCATGGGGGAAGCATGGCGTACACACCTCGCTTCGGAACGCGACTGCGCGAGCAGGTATGGCAGCTCGAATGCCTGGCGGCTTACAAGACCGACCGCGGCAACTATCCGATCTGCGTTCACTGCGATTTGCCCGTAACACCTGACCAGGCCTGGGATCGCGCGCACGTCACCGTGCCGCGCGCATTCGGCGGCAAGTCGGTCGGCGTAGCCCACCGCCGCTGCAACCAGGAAGACAATCACCTCGTCGTGACGCCGATGGCCGCCAAGGCCGACGAGGTTCACAAGAAGTTCGTCGGCATCAAAGGTCCGGGCCTCGGCACGCATCCCATGCAGGCCGGGCGCCGATCGCTGCAGACCAAGACGATGCGCCACGGCGTGCAGCCGCGGCTCACCGGCGCGCAGAAGCACCGCGATTTCCTGCGCCGGCGCTTCTTCATCGAGGTCGAAGATATCGACGGGCCGATCGAGGTGCACACATGAGCGTGGTTCGCAACGCCATCGATCGTAAGCGCCGACAGGAGATCGACGCGCTCGATCGACTGATCAGAATTGCCAAGAGCGATACCGGTCAGAGCCGGCGCGTGGCTGACTTCCTTCTCGCCTGGTGGAATTCTGCCAATTGCGGCGGGTTCGACCTGACCAATCTGTGGGCCGTCGACCACGCGATCGCGATCGACATGCAGACGGTGTTCGGCTTCATCGCTGGCATCCACTCCTACCCTGACAGCATCGGCTACAAGCAGGACTTTCACGCGATCATCGAGCAGTGGCGGCCGGAGCTCTTCGAGGAGCCCCGGCCATGATCCGCGCCTATTGCTACGCCTCCGGCCTGATCGAGTTCGGCAACCGCGTGCCGAAGGGAGCGGTGATCATCGCGCGCGGTCCGGAGAAGGAGCTCCGTGAGTTCATCGACGGCAAGGCCCGTCATGGGTACCAGACGAAATTGATCGGCGGACGGCGCACCAAGGTGCCGGGCACGGGGAATCTGCTCGTGCCCGGCATCCCCGAAGCGCCCAACCAGCACGCCGCGCTGAACGCGCTGCACGGCTGGATGAAATGGATCGCGATCGGCGCGCCCAAAGGCATCCGAGTGTTGCCGGTATGAAAGTAGCCCTGCGTCTCTGGCCGGCGAGCAGCCCGGTGTTTCAGGAGAGGCAGCACGATGGCCGATCTTCCGAACCCCTTCATGTTCAACACCGAGCGACAATTCGTGCCCGACATGGAGCTGCTGCTCGCGGAGATCGAGCCGCTGCCGGCGTTCCTGGACTCGCCGCGGCCGGAATACCTGCAGGCCACCGAGATCCTGCCGATCCTGCAGATGCTCGAAACCTATCTGGGCGCGCCGTTGCAGTACGAGCACCAGCATCCATGACCAATTCTGCGGGTATAGCTCAAGTGAGAGCGCCGGCCTTCCCCGCCGGAGACGCTGTATCGAACCAGCAACCCGCTCCCCGTTCAGTCGATCGCGCCGCCTGGTCGCGCGGCCGCGACGACGCCACAGCCGGCCGCCGCTATCAGCTGACGCCGGCAGACCTCCTCGAGCGCGCCGGCGCGCCCGACATCCTCTCATACATGCTCGGCTATCGCGCCGGCGAGCTCGAGCGGATCAACGGAGGCGCCAATGCGTTGCGAACCGATTGACGCGCCGATCGGCGCGCGGCCGTCGACCGGCCAAATCGCTTGCGTGGTGTGCGGCTGCACCGACGACCGGGCTTGCCCCGGCGGCTGCTCTTGGGTTTCGAGGTCGCCGCCGCTCTGCTCGGCCTGCGTTCCGCTTGAAGCCCTCGAGGTGGCGACGACGCCGCTGTCGTCATTTGACGAAACCGGCCTCTACGGCGCCGCGCGCTGCCCGGCCTCGCCCACGCCTGCGCTCCATGTGCCGATCTACGTCGACGAGACGACGGGCTACTGCGTGCGCTGCCGGCAGGGCTTCGTTGCATGAGCCGCGAAGCCGCCATCCTGACCGGGGCTCTCTACGCGGTTCATACCCGCGTGCCACTCATCGCCAGGCACGTCATCAAGGCGCGCGTCGGCCACCTTTCGGCGCGCCAGGCGCAGCTGGATGATGCGATCGAGAGCGCCCGCGCGCTCCACGACGAGCTCGTCACCGCGCGCGCCGCACTCGGCTGGGCCAAGCGCGAGGGAGACGCGGCTTAATGGCGCCGAACTTCAAAAAAGAGCCTTGGAAGCACCCATCCGTGTGGCCCGGCCACCTGGTCAGGATGACGCGCGACTATCCGGATGGCGTCGCCTACAGCGTCACGACCTGCGAGTGCGGCTGGTCGCACCGCGAGACGGTCGAGGACCAGAGCGCCCGATGGCGGCGGGCAAAAGAGGACGGTTCGGATCCGCGCGACGATGCGACCTATGCGCACTGGCGCGACGTCATCGCCAAGGCGGAGGCTGCCGCGGCATGAGCGAACCGGACAAGGACGAGCGCGACGAATCGGCCGGCCTCTACGTCGGCTGGGCCGAGCTGCAGCGCCGCGTTGCGCCGAAGCTCGGCCGCGACCGCTTCCGGGCGCTGATCAAGGAGAAGACGGCCCGGGCGGGTTTTCCACCGTTTGATGCCGAGTGGGACGGCTGGTACTGGCCAAAAGTCCGCAGGTGGCTGGACTCTCAGAACGAGGTTGCGACAGATGGCGCGGTCGACGATGTCCAGGATGGACCGGAAACCTTCGATGCCGCCCCGAGGAAAAAAGCCGGGCTTCAAGATCGGCCGTCACAACCTGCCGTACTGGATCGCGTCGCAGGTGTGCCGCGACCCCATGGGGTTTCCCGACACCTGCATTCCGTTGCCACCGGAGGCGACCGATGACGAGATCGCCGAACTCTGCCGGGGTCATTCGGCGCGGCTGCGGGCGCACATCGTCGCTGAGCAGAAGCGGCTGCAGTCCGACGAGGCCGACCAGCCCGTCCTCAAAACCCGGTACGACGGCACCATGAAGACCGCCTGCCTGATCTACCAGGAGCATCCGCTGTCGCGCTTCCACACCGTGAAGCACAACACGCGGCGCGGCTATCTCGCCGACATCAAGGTGATCATCAACAGCGTCGGCGCCCGGCTGATCCGCAACGTCACGGTGTTGGACGTCGAGAACTGGTACCGGCAATGGCGCAAGGGCGCTGTGTTCGTCGACGATGATGGCGTCAAGACCATCGGCCCGGAGCGCATCGATCGCGCGCATAATGCCGTCGCGATGGTGCGCATGGTGCTGCGCTTCATGGCAGCGTTGCGCCATCCGGAGTGCAAGCTGCTCGCCGAGGAGCTGGCCAAGGTGCAGTTCGAGCGCGGCGCGGCGCGCGAAGGCGAGCTCACCTATCACCAGGTGCGGGATTTCACGCGCTCCGCCTTCGCCCTGGCCGACAAGGGCATCATCGGCCACGATCGCGCGCTCTACATGTCGATCGCCACCGCGGCGCAGTTCGAGTTGATGCTGCGGCAAAAGGACATCATCGGCGACTGGGCGCCCCGAAAGGCCGACGTCCGTTTTCCGGCCGGGATCTCGCTGCTGCAGCTTGGCGACGAGACCTGGTCGGGGTTCTTCACCTGGGAAAATATCCCGGGCTGGCGCTGGCGGACCAGGACGTCCAAGTCGAAATACCGATCGGCCGCCACTTTCGATCTCGCCGCCTACGACCTGCTCTACCCGCTGCTCGAGCGGGTGCCGCTGGAGCAACGCACCGGCGCAATCATCAAGGGCGAGCACGGCCTGCCGATCCGCTACCGGACCTTTAGCAAGGCGTTCCGCGGGATCGCCGAGGTCGCCGGCATCCCGTTCGAGGTCAAGAGCATGGACGCCCGGGCCGGCGGCATCACCGAGGCCGAGGAAGCCGGCGCTCCGCTGGAGGACATCCAGGCCAGCGCCACCCATGAGGACAAGAAAACGACCCTGCGCTACATCCGGCGCCAATCGAAGAAAATTGCCGGCATCGCCCAGGTCCGCAAAGCGTCGCGGACCCCGGGCGAAGGCGGCGGAACAGCGTAA